AACGGGCCTATTTAATTCTATTGTACCAATTTCGTTTTGGGTTCCAAGCGTTTTTAATTTTCTTTTATCCTCAACATAGATATCTTTTGCCATTGAAAGCCATACATCACCAGTCCTTTTCATTGCCTTTGCAAAATTGCTGATGTAAATGAATGTCTTCATATCAACCTTGTTCAAAATTGCATTTACAGCCTTACCGCTGATATTTGATACAATTTCTTCATTCTGGCTTGATGTTCCAATGATTTCTTTTATGTCTATGTCAGTGATATTTAAAAGCCCTGTTAATGCGGGCGGTATTTGTGGAACTCGTGTATATCCAATAGGGCCAGCAGCTACGATATTTCCCATAGCATCGGTTAATGGGTTGATTCTTAAATATGGGTAATTCTCAATATTGTCTGTCGCGTGTTCATTCTCAAACCCTGCAACCTGTTCTGCTGCGAAATACGGCTTTTCTACGCTTGATAAGGAACTTATTTCCATCAACTTAGATGTGTATGTATTTTTAATTCGTTGCGGATCTTTGGCTAGTCTAACGTGGCCCATAAATCGTTCAATATCATCCACATACCAACGTTTTCCATAAAATGGAATAATGGGAATCTCACGACCTGCTATGTAATCCAGATCCTCAAGGATTCCACCGCCAGACATAAGATACTTATGAATTTTCTTAACCTTAACTGTTTTTTCTCTATCTAGTTTCCAGCCTGAATCAATTAATCCCTGCTCTAGGGTTTCATCTTCTTCGAAATCTTCACTTCTTTGTCTCCGAGTTTATAAACAAATCTTTTTTCCTTGTTTATCTCGGTTTCGTAATATTCCGCAATCGTCACAGTGTCAGGAGTACACCAATCAAACTCTGACTTGTCTATGATTGTCGGCCAGTCTGTGGGGTCCTGTTCGTACTGTTCTTTAAAATCTTCTCGGGGCAAAGTAGATAAAACCCAGCATTGTTTTGCGTCTGACTTATCCTGTTTTTTGGCTCCAAGATCAAAGTAAACGTGCTTATCTGCTTCAAATATAGGCTCGAATCTGATTCTTTGATGCTCGTTTTCATCGTCATACTCATCTTCAAGTTGATTTGTTAAACGCCACGCACCGAAACCACCTCCTGCACCTTCTTCAAATCCATTATCAAATGCTTCATCAGCGCAAGAATCTTCCATATCTGCCCTAAAAATTCCGTTAAGCGCATCTGATAATTGGTCATTTCTTTCACCGTCTGCGCTTACAAATTCGACTGTAACAGGATTATTTCTGTATTCGTTGACTATCTCGATAACTGATTTGTGGGTTTTGTTTACTTCAACCTTAGGCTTGTTTTCGTATTGTTTTGATAGGTCGCCTTCCCATTGTGCGCCTGGTATCGAATAGAAGCGCCTATCAGATAGGCTTAATTCGCGTTCTTCTTGTTGTGAGCTTTGAACGGTTTCAAAACCTCTTATAGCTCTCTGAAATACACTGTCATGATCATATTTCATTTACCAATGATTCCTTATCGGTGTTGGTTTATGTTGTTTCGGTTTTGCCTGTTGCTTCTTTCTTGATGCTTCGCATGAGTATCTTAATGCGTCTATTACGTGATTATGCTTGTCTTCTGGGACTCCAGTTACTTTCCCAGTATCTTTATCAACTTTATATTTATAGTTTCTTAATTCGTCTATTGTATGAACACATCTTGGATGAACAATAATATCATAGCTCTGCAACCACTCTATGCCGTCTATTACCGATCCTGAACCCTTGACAGATCCATATATTCTAGGATAGCCATTTTTACGGACAAAAGCAATTGTTTCCGGTCTTGATGAATCTGCTATCATTGGATATAGGTGAGAATCAGGTACTTGAGCGAATAAATCTGGTATTAAATCTATGTCACATCCAACTTGATAGGCCTCATAATCAATATATAGCTTTTTACCAACTATAAACGTTCTTATTAAACAGGTAGGATCTACAGAATATCCCCAGTCTGCACCCAATCTAAAAATGGTTCCTTTTTCGGCTTCAAACTCGTCAACGGTCCAGTTTTTAAATATTCTAGCTTCACCAAATTTTTCATACTCACCGCAGGGAACCAAGGATTGTCCGAATAATTAACTTTAATTACAATCGAGTTATCTGGTGGATCGTGCCTTAAATACTCAATTGGATCATCTTCATTTCGTGGATTCCAAGTATACCAAAGTTCTGAACCTGGCTTTCTTATTGTTGGTCTAAGAATATTTAAAGAGAATTGTGAGATTGTTTGAGCTTCTTCTACCCAAGCAATGTCAAAATCTTCAAGTGATTTGATTGAATCCGCTGTGTGGTTTTGAAGCCCCTGAAATATTATTAACGATCCGTTTTTACCAAGTATCTGATCTCGTTGTATCTCGAATAAATTCCCGACACCGAGCTTTTCAATCTTATCCTCAAGTAACTGTTTAACTGAAAACTTAATTGACTTCTGTACTTCACGAAGACAAACAACTCGAGTTCTACCCATAACACATCGTTCTATAACCATTTCAGCGAAAAGGTGACTTTTTCCAGATCCGCGACCTCCAAAAGCAGCACGAACACGAACAACTTTACCGTTGATCTTTTCATCAAATAACGGAACTGACCAGCGTGGAGTTTTTATTTTAAGAGTTTTATTTAGATTCTTTGGGGTCAACGATTTCCCTTGTAATTTGTGTCAGTTCGCCTTTAATGTTATTATCGACTTCTGTCTTATCAACATAGTTGTGATTGTTTTTAAAATCAAAGCAAAAAACAGCACTCGGAATTTGTCCAGCCATTGCTTTTTGCTTCTTGTAGAAGGCAATTTTATTCTTAATCTTTTTTACTGTGTAACAGAAGTTATCTTTTTTTTCGTAATCTAGTATTGTTTTTCTGGTCGTCCCTAAGTATACGGCTAAACCTTCAATATCTGGTATATAATCGTTTTCCTCGCACCAGTCAAAAAAACCAGAACAATCATCTTCAAAATCTTGTGGAGTCTCCCAATTTGGTGGAGCACCCATTCTTTTCTTTTCCTTACCCTCAGTCTCTTTAGACTGGCTTTTCTTCTTTGTCATGTTACATCCTCAAATTTTATAGATTTGGAAACTATTACTATTCTCATGATACCACATACAAAAAAAGCCGGACATAAGCCCGACTATTTGAAAGATCCTTTTATATTTTACAATGATTAATTATACTTTGCTTAATATTTATTATCTGGAATGCCAGCCAGCATAAATTTTATCTTATCCTCTTCGGTCCATGACAAAAAAGGCTCTCGTTTCCGTTCAATTTCTCTCAACTTTTCTTCTCTCTTTTCACTTTCTGATGGTTCAATTCTTTCAAAAGGTATTTCATCACTTATAATTTCTTTTGATCTCTCGTCACTCTTTTCAATTTCTTTTTTAGCAAATTCTGGAATATCAGGCGTTTTAAATTCTTTATTGTTAGTTAAGCTTAAATGTGATTTATCAACATGATCTATTTTTTCACTGCCATTATTTACAAACAAAGGATTCTCAGCCATATATTTGATTTTTTTTATTTCTTCTTTCTGAAATTCAATAATCAATCTCTGGGCTTCAATCAAATGTTTCTGGGTATGAATCAACTCTACTTTTAAATCAAATTCCTCTTTGTTCTGGCACATATCATTCACTCCTAAAGAATATTAATAACAAATCCATTTTTTTCTAGGTCGTATTTATCAGTAATAAACGGCTCATTATCCTGATCGAATACAACCACTTGTTCACTTTCGTTCATAATCCCATTATACGGTGTTTGACTTTCAAGCATATTGAACTCGCTTTTCTTTGCGAATATTTCTATGAATTTTGACATCATTTCCCCAACTTCCTAGAACGTTTTTTTGATTTAAGATTATTTATTTTTTTTAACCTTGATTTAAAATTATCTTTCTTTTCTTTTTCTGCCTTTGTTAAGAAACCTTTTGATTTCATGAATAAATAAAATGGTTCTTTATATGGAATTTTTGGATCTATTAAAGATCTGAACACAATAGTTTTTTCATCGTTATAGATTACAATGTAATAATCTTCTGTGTTCGGTTCTTGCATTATTTGGCAATTAAAATGAAAACCATAATCAAGTTCTATTTTATCCAAAAAATCATAGATACCGACTTCTTCTAACGATCTCGGAAAACCTCTATTCAACATAACAACCCCTAAAAATCAACAGAATAAGCCAAACCAACACCGCACAAATTAACCCCGATATCTCCAGTATTAAAACCAGTCGAGTTCATATCATAAAGCTCTTTAGCAATCCCTAGAGCCAGATTAATCCCAACTGTTTCAATAACCCCTAGATCATAGGATTTGCACAGCTTAGTTAAATACATTGAGCCAAAAGCATGTGCGTATTGATCATCAGAAACCGGAATTCCTTTAATTGCTGAATGCGCATTAGTTGCGCCAAAAACAAAAAACGCAAATATTAAAGCCAATAAAATTTTACTCATTTTTTTCACCTTCCCACAAAAATTTAATTTCAAACTTCCCAGAGTACCGACTTTTCACAGTCTTTGGGTTTAACCCCATCAACCGACCTAAAGCCCGCCATGTTGGCAGCTCCCCGTTTTTCAGGAGAGCTTTAAAGCATTCTTCAAATTGTTGTTTATTCATTAACATGCCCTGCTGATTGTATTATTTTCATAGATAACCATTTGATAAACTTTCTTTCCTCTTGGTTTTTTTGCTTTTACAATTCTTCTTTTTAAGCCCATATAAACATAATCTTTTTGCGCTTCAATAGTCCATTCATAACCGTGTGCAAATAATTTGTTACCTTTAATTTCAAAATCATTTCCGTGTGTTCCGATCATATTCATTTTCATTTCCTCCGTGTTTTAATTTATAACTTAATTATAATACACAAATGAGTAACAATCAATACTTAATTTACACATATGAGAATATTTCGATAGATAATAAAAAACCCCCGAATAAATCGAGGGTCAAACCAGATAGGGAACCGCTTCCCAAGTTAATTATCTTTCAATCTTTTCCACGTTTCAACATTACCTGCATTATGGACAAAATACAGCGCAGCCTTGCAAGCAATCTCAAAATCAACCGTTGAAATTCGATTATCAAGGATCGTTTTCACCCAGTGATCAACGAGTTTTTTTATCTCCGGGTCAATTCTATAAACCTTCACAATTGCCGGGTCTTTAGGGCAGTACAGGCGATTATTATTTTTCGACTGCATATTTTGGCCTGTCCGGTTTTACTGAACTTGCTCTTTTTCGAACACTGTATTTTTTGCTTTCTTCTCGAAGCTCTTTTGCTTCCTGCTTATACTGAGTATGCAAATTATG